AGATATAAATTTATTAGGAGCAATTGATACTCATAATGAATTAAAGAATATGCCGTGGGGTTCCGAAGCAAAGATATTTGCTTTAGTACATGATTCAATACTAGCAGAGGTATCTGAGACTGCAGTAGACTCTTACAGTTATTTAGTTAGAGAATGTATTCAAAGAGACAGAGGGGTTAGTATTCCAGACTGCCCTGTAGGTTGCGACTTTGATGTGGGAGACGATTATTCGTTTGGAAAGTTTGAATCTAAATATGATTTATGATAAACTAAAATTCCCTCTATTTGTTGTGCATACTGATAATGTAGAACTAGTAGACGGACTTTTATGGGTGGAAGGAGAAGTGTTAGACGACACAAATATGAAAGGAAATACTTTAGGCATAAGAAGATTACAAAGCCCAATGAAAAGTATATATCCTTTAAAGTACATGATTGAAGATATACCAGATTTATTAAACCATCAGGGCAAATATTATATAGATAATTCTGGGTTCTTCTTTGAGAAAGAAAAAACAACAAAAGTAAGTTTAAAATACCATAAGATTTTGAGAGTGGAGAAAAAAACCATAGCCAGTGTGCTGTGGCTTAAAGATTGCCCTTTCCCCTTCACTCTTAAGAGGCCCCTGTCCGAGAGTAACTCTTGGGCAGGCGTGCTTCACAGAGACGGAATCCCTTGGATTTTATATGATACATCAGATAAAAAGAAAAAAGACACATGGAGAAAAATATGATAAAGATTTTTAAATCGTTAGTACCTAATATGGCTTGTGATACTATTATAAAGGAAGGCAAAAGCCGCCCTCAATTAGACGCAGGTCTTGGACAAACAAACAAAAAATCTAAAGGGAGATCGACCAAAGTTTCTTTTATAAATAATGAGTTTACTAAAAGTTTTATATATGAATTAGTTATAACACACTATAAAAATTATGTAATAGAAGAAGCTGAAGATTTACAATTTGCAACTTATAATGTAGGAGATTTCTATGGGCCGCATTGTGATGCAGATGAAAACAATAAGAGAATACTTAGTATTAGTGTTCAACTTTCTAAGCCTTCAGAATATGAAGGAGGAGACTTATGCTTACATGGAATAGGAGGCTCTCCTAGTCCTGTAACAAACGAGCAAGGGACTGTAGTAATTTTCCCTTCTAACCTACTTCATGAGGTAGAACCTGTTACAAAAGGCACTAGGTATTCGTTAGTACAATGGTTTAAAGGGTATGAAAGCAGTAATTAGTGATAGAATATATTTAGATGTTCTTCCCCATCAAAAAAAGAAAATTGATGATGAATTAACATACTCGATACCTTCGTTTAGATATGATGATCCACCTATAGTGATTAAAAATATGGGAACTATTAGAGAGGATTTAGTAACAATCCCTTCAGGAAGAACGGATTTAATACCACTTGACCATGAAATTAAAGACAAACGAATTACAAAACCCGTAGAATTTCCCCCATTTAAGTTTGAACTAAGGCCAAGTCAACAGTCGGTTTATGAAGAAATACATGACAGCAGTATAATTAACGCTTGGGTAAGTTGGGGAAAGACATTTACAGCTTTAGCAATAGCTTCAAAGCTGGGTCAAAAAACATTAGTAGTAACCCACACTCTAACACTAAGAAAGCAGTGGGAAAATGAAGTTAGAAAAGTATTTGGAATTGAGCCAGGAGTGGTAGGAAGCGGACAATTTGATATTGATAGTCCTATAGTAGTAGGGAACATTCAAACGCTATACAGAAAGATTCCAGAGATTCGACAAGAATTTGGACTAGTAATACTTGATGAAATGCATCATGTTAGTAGTCCAACTTTTTCAAGAATTATAGATAAAAATTGTGCTAGATATAAGATTGGACTTACAGGCACATTAACAAGAAAAGATGGTAGACACGTAGTATTTAGAGATTACTTTAGTGATAATGTTATAAAACCTGCAAAGGAAAACTTTATGACGCCTAAAGTAGATATTCTAAAACTTCCAATAAGATTTATGGACGGAAATGCTATACCTTGGGCTAATAGAATAAATGAACTGGCTTATAACCCAGAGTATCAAAATTCTATCGCCATGACTGCAAGTGCATATGCTGCACGAGGTCATAAAGTGTTAGTAGTATCTGATAGAGTAGATTTTTTAAAAAACTGTGCCAAACTCACTGGTGATGACGCAGTTTGTGTAACGGGAGCAATCCCCCACGAAGAAAGACCTGATATTATAAACCAGATATTTGAAGATAAAAACATACTGTATGGGACACAAAGTATTTTCTCAGAGGGTATATCTTTAGATATTCTTAGTTGCTTAGTATTAGGCACACCAGTAAATAATGAGCCCTTGCTTACACAGCTCATTGGAAGAATTATTCGACAGTATGAAGGGAAACAACAGCCAATAGTAATAGATATACATTTGATGGGTAATACCGCAAGACGTCAAGCTAACGCGCGCTTAGGGTATTATGTTAAACAGGGTTATGAAGTATCAACCTTGTAACAACCTCCGAAAAATATTACTTGACACGGACTTTAAATTTTGTTATAATATATGATAAAATACAATTTTGATAAAATAATGAGAGCCACAAAAGGCGATTCGACTGAGATTATATCAGTACTCGAACTCTTAACTTATCAACGTATTCCCTTCAGTAAGAAGGATAAAACTTATAAATACTATGGGAAAGATTTTTTGGGGTATAGTTTTTTACTAAACCCAGAAGAACTCCTCATAGGAGCAAGAAAGTATAGTATGACTGAAGCCGCTGAATATTTAGCAGTAGCTTCATATAGGAATTACTATCATTACGAAAAGACTAAAGATACAACATTACAGATATTACATCTGCCCGTGTCTTTAGATATTATAAACAACAATAGATTGCTTCGGATAGAAAATGAGATAATTTATTTTAAATTCGAGGATAACGCAAAGGAAAATAACAATGGCAATAAAATTTAATCAGGCTCAAGGGTCTGCTAAGAAAGGAAAAATTGACCAGTATACCTATAAAGAGGGAGATAATGTCGTTCGCATGGTCGGAGACTTACTTCCAAGATATGTATATTGGGTGAAAGGGGAAAACAATAAAAATATCCCTATGGAATGTTTAGCTTTTGATAGAGCTACTGAAACATTCAATAACAAGGAAAAAGACTACGTAAGAGAGTACTTTCCTGATTTAAAATGCGGTTGGGCATATGCAATTCAATGCATCGACCCAAGCGATGGAAATGTTAAAGTTCTTAACTTAAAGAAAAAATTAATGGAACAAATCATGATTGCAGCAGAAGATTTAGGTGATCCTACTGATGCTGAAACTGGTTGGGACGTATATTTTCAAAGAGTTAAAACTGGGCCAATGGCTTTTAATGTAGAGTATAGATTACAAGCTCTTAAAAGCAAGTCTAGAGCTTTAAATGAAACAGAGCAAAAGGCAATAGCAGAGCTTCGTTCAATGGACGACGTTCTACCAAGACCTACTCCTGATGCACAGTTAGAGTTACTTCAAAGAATAACTCAACCTGAAACTGAAACACCTTCAGAGGTTAATGAGGAGTTTTCATTATCATGATGTCAGTAGGAGAACAATTTCCAGACGCATTTGCACTAAATGGTGTGGACAGAAACAACAATATGGTTAGATTTAATAGCGATCATCTTTACGGAGATTGGTCAGTAATATACTTCTACCCAAAAGATTTTACTTTCATTTGCCCTACAGAGATAGCGGCATTTGATAGTTTAGTGAATCACTGTAATGTAGTTGGAATTAGTGGCGATAATGAATTTTGTAAATTAGCTTGGAAAAAAGATAATGAACTTATACAAAACATTAGCCACACTCTTGTAGCCGACTGCGGACTAGAACTCTCTGAAGAACTAGGAATAGTTAATAGAGAAGAAGGAGTATGCTATAGAGCTACTTTCATAGTTGATGAAGATGGCACAATACAACACGTATCAGTAAATGCATTAGATACAGGAAGAAATGCAAATGAAATTTTAAGAACTTTGGAAGCACTTAAAGCTGGTGGATTAACTGGCTGTGAATGGCAACCTGGAGAAGATTTCGTAGCATGATTTTATTTACGGCAGACTGGCACTTAAAGCTAGGGCAAAAGAATGTTCCCTTGCCGTGGGCGTGCAGTCGTTTTGAACTATTCTTTCAAGATATAAGAGAACTTGAAAAGTCACATGACACCCATATAATAGGTGGAGACCTATTTGATAGAGTCCCTTCGATGGACGAACTCACACTCTATTTTGATTTTGTGAGAGGGGTGACCATACCTACTTATATTTATGATGGAAACCATGAAGCGACTAAGAAAAATAAAACATTCTTTTCAAACTTAAAGAGAGCAACCCAAGATGTTAATAAGCTCGTTACAATAGTAGACGAAACTACAGAATATGGGGACTTTACAATACTTCCGTATGCAGACTTACATAAGCCTACATCAATAGAGAAGTGTAATGTAAACAAGCCTCTCTTTATTCATGTGAGGGGTGAGATACCTCCTCACGTTGTACCAGAGGTTGATTTGGATAGACTAGATGCATTTCCAGTAGTTTTTGCTGGAGATTTGCATAGTCACTCAAATACACAAAGAAATATAGTCTATCCAGGCAGCCCAATGACTACCTCTTTTCATAGAGCAGAAGTCAGTACAGGATATATAACCATACATGACGACTGGACTTGGACATGGCATGAATTTGACCTACCACAGTTAATTAGAAAAACTGTAACTAGTCAGGAAGATATGGTACTAACAGACTTTCATCACACTATTTATGAAATAGAAGGTGATGTAGCTGATTTAGCCAATGTTAAGAACTCAGAACTACTCGATAAGAAAGTAGTAAAACGAAGTAGTGAATCTACATTAAATCTGAAAGACTTAACAATGGAAGAAGAATTAGCAGAGTATTTGAGTGCAATACTTAATTTAAATGAAGAAAAGATAAATACAATAATGGGAGTGTTTAATGATTACTCTAAAAACGCTACAATGGGATAACTGTTTCAGCTATGGGAAAGCAAATAGTCTTGACCTTAATGATAGTAACCTTACCCAACTCGTTGGGACAAATGGACAAGGCAAGTCTTCCATACCACTTATTATCGAGGAAGTCTTATTCAATAAGAATAGTAAAGGAATTAAAAAACAAGAGATTCAAAACCGCTTTATCAATGATGGATACAGTATAAATCTTACATTTGATGTAGATGACGACCAGTATGAAATTGATGTAGTTAGAAAGGCTACAATTAAGTGTAAGCTGTGGAAAAATGGAGAAGATATATCATCTCATACCGCAACGAATACTTATAAGACCGTTCAAGAATTGTTAGGATTAGATTTTAAAACTTTCACACAGTTAGTATATCAGAATACTAATGCTTCATTACAGTTTTTAACTGCGACAGATACGAATAGAAAAAAGTTTCTTATCGATTTGCTAAAGTTAACTGAATATGTAGAGTTCTTTGATATTTTCAAAGAA